TCGAAGTCGTCGGTCGTGAGCGTCCTCGAGCTCGCCGTTGATGCGTCGAAGAGCTTGAAGCGGATCTCACCGGTTTCGGCGATGAGGACGGTCGCCTGTAGAGTCTGACAAATCTCGTCGACAATAGGACCCACCGGGACAAGTTTATTTTTATGACTCGGCACGTTCGAAGGTACCCGCGAAAAGTCCCCTGAGGCTTGCTCTCCCCCAGTGCCCTCCGGAAAAATTGTAAAAATCCGAGAGTCTATCATTGGGTTGATCGACGTCATGTTAAAATGCGAAATCGTGCTCGAGTAATTGGACGCCGTGAAGTCGGTCGAGTTGAAATCACTCGACTCGATGAGATCACTCGAATGAGTCAAAATTTGCTTTATGACTTCGACCGGATGTTTTCCGACGAATAATCCGCCGAAAGGACGTTGAGCGATCGAACCGAGAAGATCGGAGAGGTTGATCGTAATGAATCCCGCGTCCGGTATGATCTCGTGGATGACTCCGACGAACGCGACTAGGTAGTCCGAAATCGAGATCCCGTTGAATCCATAACGAATAGTGACCCGAGCGCCTTGGAGCGAAAACCGACCGGACCAGTTGCGGATCGTGCCATCGTCGACGACGTCCAGACTCACCGTCGAGTATCCGACCTTTCGAGTGATTGGATCGACCTCTCTCGAGATAGGCGTCACCGTCGAGAGGATCGGAATATCGTCCGACGTATTATTGAAAAGCCGGCCGGGGAAATTGTGGATCCGATACGTCCCGAGGGTCACTCCGCCGAGGTCGAAGTCGGCGACGATGACCGGCTCGCTTTGAGCTTGCTCGAGAGCCTCTCGAAAATTCTGGTTGAGAGATAAGACCATCGATCAACCCTCCGAGCTCCGATAGGGAGGGAGCTCGTCCAGGTTTACACCGAAGACCCGCTCGACCGGTCCTTGAAGCGGGACCGACAACGTCGGAGATTCCGCGAGCATTATCCGAGCGACTGGCGCAGTGTTCGGATTCTCGACCCATAAAATCGGTTTCGTGAAATCCTCCGAGTCGTCGAAGGCTCCCTCGATCTCGGTGAGCTCGGTCGAGTCGGTGATCGACTTCGCAATGACTCGAGACGACCGTCCTCGGTGTCGGACATATCGCTTTGAGCTTGAAAGTCGGAGACGAGTCCGCTCTCCGCTTTATCATCATAGGGAAGATTCGGCGCGTGTTTCATGGCACGACGAGACCCGATCCAAAACTCACCGGCCGACGGCTTGATCGCGGTCGACGAATTGATGTTCTCGATCTCGATGAAGACTCGAGCGACGTTCGGCGTCGGTCCGCTCCCGACCGGTGAGACCGTGATGATTTGTGGGTAACTCTGTTTTCCGCCGGCGTCGTATAGATGGCTGAACGTCAACCGGCTCGAGCTCGTCACGTTTTGCGTGTCGGCGATCTGGACTGTCGTCGTCCCGTCGGTCGCCTTGAGCTTCGCCGTGATTGTCCCCGTCGTCGTCAAGTCGGGGAAGTTGTGTCCGATGAGGGTCGCGGTGTCGAGGACGATGGACGTCGTCGACTCGAGTCGGATTTCGTAAGTCGTCGCGCCGGTCGAAGTCCCGACCGATAGATTCCCAAAACCATCATAGAGACGTCTCATCGCATTGGTGAAAACGGTCGAGTCGGTGACGTTGCTCCCGCCGGCATACCATCCGGAATTGCTCTGATTGACTTGGGCGACGATGTTATTTTTCCCGACTATATAGGGCTTGTCCGCAAGATGGACATCCTCAAACCATGAATTAGAAAATCGGGTCGCGTTGATCGGCATTACATAATTCCTTGAGCTCGTAGGTCGTTGAGCGCCGGGACAATGCTCGATCGGACGTATCGAGTCAGCTCGGCTTTCGAGAGCGGGACCGCGGTCGAGACGTTCACCGTCACCCCTCCGCCTCGACCTCCGACCGTCCCACCGTTCGCAAATCGTCCCGTACTGTTGACGCCGTCCATATTTGAAAACATCGACCGCATCGCGTCGACTTGGTCCGTGTTCATGACGTACTCGCCCGGCATAAGGAGAGCCGGGACCGAGTCGCGTCCTCGGACACCGCCTCGCACCATACCACCCGAGGCGAAGGACTGGGTCTCCGGTATCTGAGAAATCAATCCCTTGAAGAAGGCCGCGACGAGAGCGGTCGCCGCGATAATCGCGACGGGTCCACCGAAGGACGCCGCCGCTCCGCTTTGCGACATCGCCATGATCTGAGATGCGATCACGGCTTGCTCGACGAAAGAGACGATCGAGGTCAACATATCAGTAAGCGCCGTACTCAGCGCCGCTTGAGCTTGTTCGCCTCCGGCCGATAAAGACGCGAACATCGTCCCCATGCTCGCCGTGAGAGAGCCGGCAACATTTGCGATCGACTCTTGAGTGATCTCGAACTCTTTCAAGCTTTCGTTAGCTTTCGCCGCTTTCTCCGGTGTTTTGTCAAGTTCCTGGTTTAGCTTTCTTACTCCGCCGAGAGCTCCGGGGAGGACCTTCGTCCTCGCCGTCTCCGCGGTCGTCCTGACGAAACCTTGAATTTTCGTCGTTACGTTCCCGATTTGAAATTCGAGCCGCTCCGAGTCCTCGATAATCGTCGCCATGTTCTTCGACATATCTTCGATCGACTGACCCGTGCCGTCGGCCATGTTGAACATGGAGACCGCGACCTCGTCGGTAAACTTCATAATATCGTCCCCGACGCCGGGGAGAATGCTCGCGAATTCGCCGACCTTCTCAACGAGAAAAGCCATACCTTTAACAATACCCTCGACGGTATTGGTCACGACCGTGAACAAGGTTTCGAAAACCAACTGAAAACCCGCGACGACTCGGCTCCCATAAATCATCGCCTTCCCGACGACGTTCACCGTCACCGACGCAAAGGTCTCCAAAAACTCGATGATCTGTAAGGAGATGATCCGACGATTTACATCGAGGAAGTTTTCGAAGGCTTGGATCGTTGGACCTAACGACGCGATCAATGCGTTAAAGACGACGATCAAGGTGTCACCGATACGCGCCGCGAGAGACCCGACGAGATCGTTCGATTTGTCGAAGCTCTTGATCAGCTCGTCGTTTTCGCCTCGGTACTCTCGAGCCTTGTCGGTGAACATCCGAAAGACTTCGGCGCCTTTCTTGAAAAGCTCGATCGATTGGTTGAGTCCGGTCGCAGCCATCGCAAAACCTTTGAGAGCTGCGCTTCCGACCGATCCCAATTTTTGGACGGACTTCATCGTCGAGCCGGCCATCTTTCCAACGCCTTTAAGCGCCTTCGATGCGCCGTCTCTCATAGAGAGAGCGATCTCAACCGTTCTACTTACGACCGCCATTCGATGATCTCCTTCGTTGTCGTTCCATCTCTTCGAGTTGTTGCGCTCGCGTTTTCGTCTCGGCTCGTGTGATCCCGGCCTTGATCAATCGAAAAGCCTCGAGAACGAAAGCCGGCTCGTCGTCGAGATGTCTTGATCCATATGGGAAAAGTCCGAAATCGCGATGATCCGAAAACCATGAGACGACGTCCATCGTCTCCGGGTCGAGTTGACTCCAAGGACACCGACGGAGCTCGGGAGCGAAGTCGAACGCAAGACCCGGTGACGTGTCTCCGTTGCAATTCCTCGCCGTTTGTTTCCAGTCCTCCGCGCTCCACTCTTCCCCCTTGCATCGTGAGCATCCCCACTCGAGCGACTTGTGTCCGCTCGAGAAAAACGCGACCGCTAGATCGACTTTTTTTTGAGCCCTTCTCTCAAGACCGACGCTTCCGTGATCGCCGCGTAAACCTCATCGATCAACCCTTGCTCGGCTCGATCCCATAATTGAGATCCATCCGTCACCGGCTCGTCGAGAATGTCGACGAGGTTCTCGATGTTTGAGACCCGCTTTCGGATGATTTTTTCGATTGCTTGGTGAGCCTTATCAAAGTCGACTTTCCCGTCTTTAGTGACCGCGGATCGATGAACCGAGCGGAGCTCTCCTCCGGTCATCGGTGCAAGTTTTACGACGACTTGATCCGCCTCGTCCTTGTCTCGGTTGTCGTTCCACTCCGGGACAAAATCCCGGAGGTGTTTTTCTTGATAATCCATGTTGATCCCCTTTGTTTATTTATTCGAACTTAATCACGATCTCGTCTTCCCCCGCGCTCGTTGCGAGAGCTCGGAAGGACATCGGGATCACGACCTCGTCGGACTGTGGCGTCTCAACGGCCGCGACCTCGAACTCCGCATCGTCGATTTCAATGATGAGCTTTTTCCCGGCGGTATCTCCACAAGTGACAACGATCGACTGAGTCCCGAAGTCGAGACGCCGACCGATCTCGATCGCTAGATCACGACGACATCGAATTGAGAGCGACCCTGTCACATCGCGAAAGCCTGGGACATAATCCGAAGTACCCGCGACGAAAGCCTCGTCCGAGATCGCCTTGTTATTGTTTGCGACCGTCACCTCGAAGGATGTGATCGGCAGAGGGTCGGACGCTCCGTCCAAGACCAACGATCCCAAGATCCCGGCGATAGGTGATCCGGCGACCGTCTCGGTCGGTACGAATGGCTTCACATCGTCGTCGTCGGCGAAGGTGATCGAACTATCAACCGTTATCGCGTCTCCACTCACCGACCTCACGATAAGGTTGGTATCGGTCGCGACCGAGATCACGGACCCCGGCTTAAAGTTTTTACCCTCGCCGGTGTGGACGTTAAAGGTCGCCGCGGTACCACCACCATCGACGGTTGCGAAAGTCTCCCCGGCGTTCGCCTGGGTCGTGTTAGGACTCGAGCTCGTCGGGATGTAAAGACCCGAGCTCTCGCCGTCGAAGGTGACCTTCGGCTCTTCTCCGCCGGCGATGCTGATCGTCATCGAGTTGACATAGCAGCCGGTGAGGGTCTCCATAAAAGTCTCATTAAAAAATTGCGTCAGGGTAAAACTTCCGAGGTCCTGGTTTGCGTTGAGCGAGTAGGTGACCCGGCTCCCGCCGCTTACGGTCTCGGTCCCCATCACACCCTTAAAGAGCGGTCCGAGGTCCGGAGCGGTTCCCTGAGATCCACTCGGCAAAATATAGGACTCGACCGTCCAAGACGCGGACTTTTTTCCGGTGATTTGCTCGAGAGCGGATCGACTCGACCGAGCATCGTCTCGGACCTTTCGCTCTTGGGCCGGTGTAAAACTCGCATTGAGGACCGTCGCCGCATCGGTTCCGGCTGGTTTGATTCCCTCCGTTCCGATGTTTTCGCTGTCGATGTAGGTCGTTTCCTCGTTAACGAAAAACTTTCGGTTTCTGCCTAGCGCGTGAATTTGTGAGACTCCCATGATTTCCCCTCCTTTAGGTCGCGGTCGCTGATCGTTGATATACGATCGAGACGTTCATAAGGACCGACCCGTCGCCTTTTGCGTCCGGGTCTCCCTCGTCGGTTTCATACGAGACGACCGTCGTCTTGATCGCGTTGGTGCCTCGTGTTGTGTCTGTGTTTAGAGCTCGAGTGATATCGATGATCAAGTTGTTGAGCTTCGTCGATCGGTCCGCCTGGGTCGACCCGGAGACGTGTCCGATGATGCTCATACTCAAAGTTGATCGAATAAGGTCGAAAGGTTGGTACTCGAGGGTCTCCGACCCTGCCACAAATCCAACGAAAGGTCGCTCTCCGGTCTTCACATCGGCGTAGCCTCTCGCGAGAGGTTGTACCTTCGTGATCGTCGTTCGGTAACCGTTGCCGGTTGTGATAGATTCGAAGGTCGTCTGAAGATTGTCGAGGATTGCTTTTCGTGCCGGTGTCGTCATCTTATGAGCCCTCTAACATGCGATCGGTCTCTTGTTTGATCACGAGCTCGATCTCCGGCTCCGCCGCCTTGATGCCCTCGGTGATGTATCCAGTAGCTCGGATCTTGACCGAGGGAACCAGTCGGTACGCCGGAGCTCCGGTCGCATCCATGAGAAACATTTTCCCCGACTTCGCTTTATGAAACCACAAATCGGCTTGATGAATTCCGGACTTTCTCGGCATGGGAAAAACGTTATTTCCGAAGGCCGGAAAGGTATTATTCGATCGGATAGGTATCGCGAGAAATTTCCTCGGAGGCTTGGGACGGATGACGTCTCCGAACTCGTGAATCGCCGCATATTTTTGGTTATTGGTCACGTCGACGCGAAAGGTCCCTCCGTCGACTTGGATCAAAGTCGGGACAAGTCTCCAAGCTCCGGCGAGCGTATTCGTCCGGGTCCGGAGGTTTCGTCTCGTTGACAGAATCACTTGTGTCTCGA